TCTATGATTTTGTCGGTAGTAGAGAACAAAGCAGTAGAAGTAGAAAATGCAAGAAAATACCTCAGGAGACTCAGAATGTCAATTGAAACAGTTGTTGAAAAAGTTGAAGGTGAAGTAAAGAGTGTTGCCGAAGCCGTTGTGGCTGAGGTCAAGAAGATTGAAGGTGAAGTAGTTGCCAAAGAAAAGGCAGCAGTAGTCGAAATCAAGTCCGAAGAAAAACTAGTACTACGTGAACTGGAACTAGAATTTCTAAAAAGTCAGATGGAGATACAGCGTCTCTCAAAGTTGGCTGAGGAAAAGTCAAAGACTTACACAGCGTATGTTGAGAACCTGTACAAGAATTACCTGTTGACCAAAGTCGAGTATGTGTTCGACGGTGCGGTAAATTCCTTTAAGAAACTGTAAGGAGCCGTAATGGCTGACTCAAAAGAACCGAAAACAACCCAGACGGACCCAGAAATTCCGTCTGGGTCTACAGCTTTAACTGTGGCAAACCAGCATGGTGCTCTGCATGAGGTTATAAAGGACGGGAAGTCTGGGAAGTTCTTAGCAAAGAAGAAACCACTTCTCCCAACCATAGAGTTCACGCGCAAAGAGCGCAAGATTCTGAACACACCTCGTGAGCAAGGTGATAAGAAGGGAATGGCGGAACATGAAATATCCTTCCGAAACATCCTTCGTATATCACAGATCGACACAACTGACGCCAAAGAAATGATGGCGGTAGTGAAGGCGTACGAGATAGTGATGCGCCGAGCACTGGGCAAAGAAGCAACGTCGGAGCAAGACTTAGACAGGATGGAAAAGCAGTCCATAACTGGTTACTTCATACAAGCCCCGGCACTTCCCAATCCAGCAGTTGAAGATGGAGACAAGCCAAAAGACAAACCTACACAACCGTCGTATGCAGAGGTAATTGGCGTAGTCACGAACGAAAAGAAATAGAGGCAACTCAGTGCCCCGTAAAAAGATTGTAGATGCAGTAGTGCAGAAGCCTTACATCAATGCGGATGGAACGTTGAATTTCAACAAGGTTTTCATGTTCCAGCCTAAGCAGATGGAGTTGCTAAAGAATGTTTCACGCAGCGGCGCTCTGGGCACAAAAGAGTACGTGCAACCAGTCGCAGGCCAGTGTCTCAGCACTGGAGGTATCCGTTCAGGGAAAACCTGCGGGTGGCTGATGTTCTTCGTGATGCATTATTGCTTGCGGTGGAAGAACTGCAACCTTCTAGTCCTCCGTAGAAACTTCAAAGAGTTGGAAAACGGCGCGATTGCTGACTTCAAAGCATTCATGCCGCCTGAGTTGTATGAGTATGACCAGACGAAACACGTAGCGACATTGCAGAATGGCTCGCGTGTAGTCTTCGGCCATTGCCAGAACAACAAAGATCGAGATATTGAACAGTACTTAGGACAGGCATACCCAGCAATCATCGTTGATGAATGCGGCCAGTTCTCGCCGGATGCATGGATGATGCTTTACTCACGTAACATCGTCAACGCAGCTTGCGAACGTGATGAAGCAGGAAACCTGCCCATCCCAGCCATCGTAGGATGCACGAACCCCTTGGGTCCACACTACGAATATTACCGTACCCTGTTCGTCCAGAAGGAGCCATGGAATCCCAGTGAGAACGTAAAGCGTGATCCTGTGGATGGTTCATGGTGGGAGCAGATTTCTGGAGAGTGGAACAAGGTTTACGATCCAGACGAATACGCTTATCAGCGCTCGACAGTGATGGACAACCCAGAACTGCTCGCACGCGATCCCGGCATCATTGCACGTTTGCTTTCCATGCCGAAGGCGAAGCGCGACAAAGTTTTATACGGGTACGATGGTCAGGTCGAGGGTCAATACTTCGATTGCTTTGATCCTCAGTACCACGTACTCAACCTCAGAGAAGAACCCGACGCAATTGTTTGGCAGGACTATCAGCCAGTGTGGGCGGGAGAAGACTGGGGAATGCAGCACGCCAACGCCACTTATCTCTTCACGAAGGCGATGGTCAGGAACTCAGTTGGAGACGACTACAGACTCAAGACTGTGTGTTTCGCTGAATTGGTTGTGACAGGTGGCAAGACGATGGATGAACTAGCGTCCCTCATCAAAGCCAAGTGCCACCGACCAGACGGCGTCCCTGTCAAACTCAACGCAATCTACTTCTCTCACGAAAAGTTCAATCGCCAGATGGATGACAGGACACCTGCGAACGAATACTCTAAGGCTTTGAGACTTGTGGGCCTGCCGCCAGTTACAGCAGCAACGCAAGATCGCATAGGTTCCGCATCGCTGATGTACAACGCCATCAAGAAGGGTGAACTTGTAATCCTCGACACTTGCAAGGAGATAATTCTTGCGATCCCGTCGCTGATGCGAGACCCAAAAATACTAGATGATGTGCTCAAGGTTAACGCTAAAGGCGATGATGCGTACGATGGTTTTCGTTATGGGTTGTACGGTCACCTTGCAGCTAGAAAGAAGCCTGCTGCACAAGCAGAAGCCGAACGAGTTATTGCTTTGAAAAAGTCCGACCCATTAGCTGCTCACTTCTTAAAAATGAAGCTAGACGCAGAATCTGCGAACAGGACATCATCATTCAGACCACCAGATCAACCTGTGTGGGTTGGAAAGCAGGATCAGTGATGAGTTGGACAGGAACTATCAGAGATTTGTGGGATGATCTATTCTACTCTTCATTAGTTCAGCGTCTTGAACAAGACCTGATGCTGTGCAGAGCGGACGCTCAGCAGTTGCGCCAAGACAAAGATGCAGTGATTGGTGATCTGCGTTCGGAGAAGGCACTCCTCCAAGCGAAGGTTGGTATGTACGAACTGAACATCAATCGGCGCGTGGGCATTGATCCGGCAGCAAAGAACCCAAAGAAGCCCAGCTTCGCCAACTTCAACTCCCCACCAGCGCTATCGGCGTGGCAGAAGGAAGTAGCAGAGCACGACGCACGGATCGAAAAGGAATTGGAAGAAGAGGCATTGGCCTCGAAGGGCGCAACTAATGTCTAAGAAAGAAATCAGCAGCATCTATATAACCTGCGAGGAAATTGACGGCAAGGACGCATACCGTACCGAAGTCAATTACAAATCAAAACAGTCCATATCACAAAAACGTGGATGGGTTCCTTCCTCAACGGGAGAGTCGGAAAGATTCACAAGCACCTCGTGCGAAACTTTGTGTAAGAAACTAAAAGAAGTACTAGGTGGTTGTAGCAAGTAAATCGGCACTGCCGAAGAGGAGCAACAATGTTCACAGCAAAAAATGGCAAGAAGTTCGGTAGTGTCTTCGCAGGTAAGCATTATGACGAAAATCACACGGAAGACGGGATGCACTCTGAGTCTCCTGAGCACGAAGCCAAAGAAAGTCCTGAGTTCGAAGCTGGAGAGCAAGAAGGCGCTAAGGAACACGAAGGTGTTGAAGCCAACGAAGGTGATGAGCATAACGGCGAGATGAATGAAGAAACCGGAAAAGAAGAGCATGAAGGTGAGCAGCACCCGGTAGTAGCGGCCCATGGACCTGCCCACAAAGTGGTTATTCATCACGATGAAAAGTCTGGACGCCACACTGTGACGAGTCATCACAAAGACGGCCACATGCACACGAACGTACACGAGAATGCAGCGGACGCACACAAAGAGGCGAGTGATCTCGCTGGAGTTCCACCCGCTGGCAAAGAAGGCAACGAAGAGAAGATCGGCTTTGGCCACAAGGATCAAGGACAGCAAGGTGCACCAAGTGAGAGCGACGGCTTTGCGATGCCCAATTTAGTCTAGTCCAAGGAGTAGACATGCCGTTCGAGTCTAAGGCGCAGCAAAGATTTCTGTACGCTCATCCCGAGAAAGTAGGCGGGAAGAGCAAGCTGGCTGAGTGGTCTAGCGCCACCGATTTCAAAACTCTGCCAGAGAAGAAACGAAAGTCCGCAGGGCTTGGGAGAAAGCGCAATGGCTAACAAGTTTGCAAGCGCATCAGCCCAAACTAAGGAACCTAAGACTAACTATGTTGACTACAAAGTCGGTGGTTCAAAACATTGTTTTAATTGTGAATACTTTAACAGAGAAACCAGTAGTTGCTCTGGTCCACACATGGAAGAGCTAAGCAAAAGAACGAAGTTGCCCAACGGTGAAGTTAAAGTACACCCCGTGGGACTTTGCAAATTTTGGGAGGCAAAATGATTGGCTTCGGAGCACCAAAGAAGAAACCAGCAGTACCCGTGGCATCCGCTTCGCTAGACTCCACGCAGATGCCTTCGTGGATGGGTGGTGAAGCACCTACGCCAGCACCACGCAAGAAGAAGCCTAGGATTGATTCTGGTGGGCAACTCGCACGAGGAAGCATGAGGGCAGCATGAGCCTAGGCATGGGACGACGCCCGAAGTCAAAGCTGCCTGAGCCTTCTTCGAACACGAAGAACACAGGGAAGCAAGACTACATGGGAGAGTTGATGAACACCAAGAAAGAGAAAATGCCATGGCAATCGGCCTAGGGAAGCGCACGAAGTTAGATGCATCTCCTCAGCAAGCACCGCTGGGTGCCAAGGACCAAAACCCTACCTCGTTCAAGCGAGTGACCATGGGTATTCGCAAAGGAAGCAATGCGTCTGCTACGAAGAAACGTGGCAATGATGGCGTGAACGTATATTAGGAGAAACATATGAGACACATCGACTGGAAAAAGCTGGAAGAGAAGTACCCACGCCTGAGCCACGAAGATGCTAAGCATTACTCTGCACGTCTCGTTGGGGCAGAGTTCTATGAGAGGCAATTCCATGGCAATCGGGCATAAAGCACACAAGGTTCAGCACGTGAGCCTTGGCGAGCACGGAAGTTTTGACGTACACAAGGGAAAGTTGCATCGGGCATTAGGAATTCCAGAAGGAACCACAATTCCTGCCTCTGCAAAAGAGCCACACGCTGGAGACAGTCCAGAACTTAAAAGAGAACGCGCTTCGGCCAAGGGATTTGCGGCCATGCGGCACTAAAGATTAGATTGGGCAGGCGGGAGATAACAATGGCAGACGATGTTTCACAGGTAACAGGAACAAGTGCCGAAGGCACTGGAACTAGCAAAGCCGATCAACCGGAAAGCCCAAGCAATAGCCCCCTCGGAATTTATGCGAGTTTTCCTTACTCACCGGAACCCTTCGCAGAGTTAAGTGACTCTACGCGTCTTTCGTTGATGTCTTTGGATGACCTTTGTACAAAAGCAGATGTAGCTGCCCGACGCATGGAAGTTGAACAGGCTTGGGAGCAACTTCATTTCGAGCGGGGTTATCAACATTTGCTGCGTGGTAAACGTGGTGGTTGGGAACTCCCCGGTGGTGGGCAAGGCAAGAAGGCTAACGAGCGCAACCACAATAGTATTTATGATACGAATGTGTATTCTCCTAAGGGCGATATTATTGTATCTGCCCTTTCACGAGAAGTGCCAAAAGTTGAGTTCTCCCCAGCCAACCCAGAGTGGGGTCCAGATAAGATCGCAGCAGAAGAAGCGGAGAGATTCAAAGAAATATGGAGCAGAAATAACAACCTCCATGACCTTTTAGTTCAGTGTGCAAGGGTTTTCTGGAATGAAGACCGTTGCTTGTTATGGACAAGGTACGTTTTGGACGGGCAGAAGTATGGGTTTGAAGAGGACCAAAATACACCTACGGTCCCGCAAGACGAGCTAACACCTCCAGACGACGCTCCCACAGGGCAAGAAGGACAGGAAGACTTTTTAGAAGTTACCGAGTCCTCTGCTACAGGTGGAGACGAGATTGAAGGGCTACTAGCTGAGAGTGGTGTTGGTAACAACTCCAAGAAGCCTCTCGGTAGAGAAGTTACGACAGCGCACGGCAAGTTAGACCACAAAGTGCCCATCTCCGTTGATAACTTTTCCGAGATGCCGTTCGTGCAACTAATGCTGGACTACGACGTGGCGATGGTCCGTGGCATGTTCCCATGGATCGCGTCTAAGATTACACCCGGAAGTGATGGGGAATCTTCCACGCAACTTGATCGCATTGCACGCGAGAACGTACGCCAAGCAGTGCTCGGTGCGTACGTCACAGGGGATTCCCTGAGTCGTCATACCACGGTTAAGTACTCGTGGATGCGTCCATGCATGTTCCTAGATGCATCGGTAAGTGATGAAGTCAAAGCAGAATTGATGGAAGCATTCCCAGACGGGGTGCTCCTTGCACGAGCAGGTAAAGAGTACGCATTTTCTCGAAATGAGAAGATGGATGACCACTTGGTTATCATGCACCCCTCCGCAGGTAAAGGACAAAATCGCAGATCAATGGGCATGGCGCTTATCTCCGTCCAGAAACGTATTAATGACTGGGTGGACTTGTTGGATGATTTCTTCAAACGAACCGTCCCCAAGAAGTGGATGAACTCCGAAGCATTCGACATGGACGCTATCAAGAACGAACCTAACGTTCCCGGTAGTATCGGTCCCTTCATACCACAACCGGGACTGACCACAGAGTCACAGTACATCATGGTAGAGCCTACGCCGCAGCATCAGCCTGCGTTGCCTGACTTTATCAAATGGTTTATCACTACACTATCTGAGGAAATCTCAGGTGCACTGCCATCCTTGTTTGGTAACAACACAGGGGAACCAACGGTGGGTAGCTCAGTTGTTCAGAGAGACCAAGCGTTGCAGCGCGTAGGATGCCCATGGAATGCTCTACAGGATGGTTTTGCACAAGCAGCACAACAAGCTGTGAAGTGCGCAGCAGAATGCCGTGATGGAAAACAGATTACCCAGAATATATCTGGCAAAAACGTGTCTGTTAACACTGCGAACCTTCTTGGCGGTAATGTACTGTGTTACCCAGAAAGCAACCCGTCTATACCAGAGACTGAAGAACAAAAAGGTGTTAAGATCATGGGTATGGTGGACAAAGCAATCGCCGCCCCCGGAACACCATTTGCACAGTGGGTATTCAGCCCTGCTAATTTAGCAGAAGTATCAAGTGCCTTGCGCATGAAAAACTTCAAAGTAGAAGGCGCATCGTCTGTCACAAAACAGCGGTGTGAGTTTGAAAAACTTCTACGCGGTGGACCTATGCCTAATCCGCAAGTGTCCCAGATGCAGGAAGGCTTGGGCAAAATTACGGGACAGATGCAACAGGCGCAGCAAGGTGGCATGCCAATTCCGCCCGAGGCTGCACAGATGGTACAGCAGGTTCAGCAGAAGATGCAGGCTCTTCCTCCTGTGGTTAGCACTCTACCAGTTGCACAGGATGAGAGTGAGAACCATGTCGTGGAGGCGTCAGAGTGTGGGGAGTGGATGAACAGCACGGAAGGCCAGAAATTCCACTATGGAACGCCTGAGCAGCAAGCAGGGTTTGAAAACGTGCATTTACACTTCAAGGAGCACCTAGCTATGGCTAAGCAAATTGCCGCAGCTAATAAAGCCCCGGACAAACCGCCTTCTGAGTCAATTAGTGTGGACGTTAGTAAGATGCCCGGAATCGTAGCCGCTCAGGCGCTTGCGAAGATGGGAATACAAGCCAGTCCACAGATGTTTGACCAACAGGCAGAAACTGCACTAAACCATAAAATTGCTGGCAAAGCAATTCCAAAGGCGTTAGAGCAGCCAGTACCCGAGCAATAATACCAAGGGCCACCTAAGACGTGGCCCGACTCAGAATCTCAGAAATTAAGAAGGACTCACAAATGAGCGACGCGCTCGTAGATTTTGCATCATTAGACTCAGCAGTGGAGACACCAGCAGTAGAAACACCAACTGAAGTGGAAACACCCACTACAGACTCAGCAGTAGACACACCTACCGAAGTAGAAACACCCTCCGAAGGAGTAGAGACAGAAACCACAAAGGCGGATGGGACAGAGCGTACTCCAGAAGAGGTGGCGGCGTTCAAGACCGCAGCCGCTGCCAGAACAGCCTCTGACAAAGCATTAGAATCCACCCCAGCTAACGTGCGCTCTGCACTGAAGGCAATGCGTGATGCGGACCCGAAGAACGCTGGCGTGGTGAAAGAACTGCACGGCGCGTTTGAGCGGTGGAATGCTGCAAAGCAAATCTTCCCCAAAGGCGTTGCAGAGATGACCGAAGCCAAGGCGTTCATCGACTCAGTAGGTGGACCTGAAGGCTATCAGAAGATGCAGGACATGATCGACACAGTTACAGGGACCGACGAACTGCTGTATGCAGCGGACCCTAAGCTGTGGGACAATGTGATCGAAGACATCAAAGCCAATGGTCATCCAGAGGCTCTGGGAGCACTGGCTCCGTCACTGTTGCAGAAGCTGAAGGTGCATGACTCTGAAGCGTTCTACAACACCACGATTCCGGTTGTTGCAGATGCCCTAAGAGAAATCCACATGGATTCCTTAGTGAGCAAACTCAACGCGGCAATGGCAGAGAAGGATGCTGCTGGTGCATCGAAGCCGAACGTGGCAATGATCACTGAACTTGTCAAAGGACTCACAGATTGGTACAACGATCTGGACAAGGATGCAAAGTCCCGTACCACTGCACCTGTTGAAACGGCGGCATCCAAAGCATTAGCGGCTCGTGAAGCTGCGTTTAACAAAAGAGAAACTGACTCTGTAGCAGCAGATCGCAAGAAGACGGAAACTGGCATCGCTGAAGACTGCGACAAACGGAACAACGTACTTCTAGGGAAAGCCCTCGGTGGTTTCCTGAAGATGCCGTTCTTCAAAGACTTTCCGTACGATACGAAGGTTGATCTTGGCAACGGTATTAAGGACCGCCTGTACGCCGCGCTGAAGGCCGACAAAGCCTACCAGTTGCAGATGTCTACGATGTGGAAGGCAAAGACCCCAGACCGTGCAAAGATGATCCAGTACCACGAGGCGAAGGTTCAGTCTATTGCTTCTGATATTGTGACAAAGACGGTCCAAAATCGCTACCCCGGCTACGCCAAGGGTGGTTCAGCCGCAGGTAAAGCAGCCGCGACAGTGGCAAAGAAAGTTACATCGGACAAAGCCGCAGTGCAGTCGGTAGCCTCAGGCAAGCCGATCTACATTGCAGTTCGTCCTACGAACCTCGTGCGCGAACCTATCACGGTTGGCGGCAGGGATTACTCGTCATCTGATCTCGTCAACTTGCAGATTACAGGCAAAGGCTTCGTGAAGACGACAGATGGAAAAGGCTTCAAATTTATAACGTGGCGACACTAACATCCACTTCTCGACGGAGAAGTGTTAGAGCAGGGAGGTGCCTATACCACCTCCCGCTCGATCTTGTATAGGAAGGAACAGATGTACATAAAGAAAAACGACTACGAAAAAGAACGCTATAACCGTCTTAAATGTAAAGGTTTGTGCGTATGGTGTGGAGTAAACAAAGCAGCACTTAAAACTCTTGGAGATGGACCAGAAGCAAAGTTCCTGAAGTATTGCCAAGAATGCCGAGAGAAGTATAACATAGGGCGCAGTGAAAGAAGACTGGAAGTTAAAATAGAAGTTCTTTCTCACTACGGACCTAGGGGTGTGCTGGAATGTTGTTGGGAAGGGTGCTCAGTAACCGACCCAGATATGCTTACTCTGGACCATGAGAACAATGATGGTAATGTGGCTAGACAAGGTACTTATAAAGGTGGAGTTTCTTTTTACATGAAAGTGAAAAGAGACGGCTACCCAAAAGGGCTTATAACCCTGTGTCACAACCATCAATGGAAGAAAGAGATTCTGCGTAGGAGAGCCGATATAAATGGCACGCCTACATGGAAGAAGGTTAGTCAGGTCGCATAGCGATCTGCAAGTTTTAGAAAGTAACATTGATCTAAACACTATCTCAAAGTGAACGCAGTGGCGTGACACTATAAATATGATTTACTAGAGGCGTGGCAAGGTAGAACTCAGCGACAGACCAGTACGCTACTCAGAAGCGCACTATGTGGTACTTTGTTTTAAGGATTTACAGTTTATGGCATTACTAGAAGCAGCAGTAGAAGCAGTAGAGTTGGACGCCTTTGCCAAGGAAATCCCAGATTTGGTTTTCCACGGCACCACGGCCTACTCAATGTTCAAAAATGAAGCCACCAAGATTCCAGTCAGCAATCAGAGCAATGCAGGTGGCACTCAAAGGGCCAGCTTCCGCGTACCTTTCCGGGTACAGGCTGGTGCGGCAATTACGCAAGGCACGGGCAACGCAGACTCTATGTTGCGTGGTTCTGGAAGTCAATGGGCTTCCTTCGCGCTAGCCCCGGTATACCTGTTCAACGTCTGCGAGATTTCGTGGTTAGCTCAGGCTTCCACCGACTCCAAGCAGAAGGGTCTCTTCGCCGTCAAGGCACAGGAAATGAAGAACTCTTTGGACAGCGCAATGCAGGGTATTGAAGGCTTGATCAACAGTGACGGCACTGGCATGATCGACCAGATTCCCGCAACCGCAGTCATCGTCCTGAACGGTGGATCACCCGCCGCGCAGACAGCCAGCATCACTGGCATCAACATTGCAGTAGCTTTCACCGACCAGCAAGTCGTGAAGTTCTACAGCACAGGTGGTGTGCAGCGCACTGGTGGCGGAATCACGCAGGCAACCATCAGCTACTCTGATGGTCCCAGCAACACTCTGTTCTTCAGCACCGCTCTGCCTTCCGACGTGGTCGTAACCGACTACATCGTCGTGGCAGGTGCATCGTACGGCGCTGGCAACTCCATCCTAGGCATCAAGGCTTGGGACGTGAACTCAAACACTGGCACCATCGGTGGATTGAACCGCAATGCATACCCCGGACGCCTGAGCACCCCGACCATCAACCTGAACGGCGCGGCACTCACCCCCGGAATTGCACAGCGTGCAGAAGTGCTATTGACCCGTGCATTGGGTCCAGACGCAGAGAGCCTGAAGTCCGGCATCTGGTATGGTCCTCTTGAGCAGGCATTCGCACAGAGCAACCTGATGTACAACGTTCAGATCGTGAACGCCCAAGAAGTAAAGGGCGACAAGACTCTGGACATGTCCAAGCGTTACTTCGCAGATACGTTCGGTGGACGCAAGTACCACAAGAGCGCGACTGCGACTGCAAACCGCATGGACCTTCTCGTAATGGAGAACTGGTACATCGGAGAACTTAGCCCACTGGAACTTTATGACTTCGGTGGCGGCAACGTTGTGGCTCCAGTGCCTGATGTTAACACGACTGGTGGCACATATTTAACCAGTCATATGTTCGCCTTAACGAGAGTTGGGGGCGAGTAAAATTTCTTCTGATTGACTCGAACGCTGAAATGCCAACGAGGCGGAACCCTTAGGGACCGTGAGAGACTAAGCGAAGAAACATCCGAAAGGATGATGCAATAGTCCGAACTTTACGGGAACACAACCGTAAGAGTGCAGCAGAAATGTATGCACCATGCACGCCAGCATGCAACAAATTTGACAACACTTGTTTCAACTTGGCGAACGCCGCACCACGTTGCGGTCTGTACATCCAAAATGCCGCCGTTCCCACGGTGTAATTTTGTCCTTGTATTATACTTGCAGGTGTGATACCATTGGTGAGTGGGAATCTGTGCTGCAACACAGGTTCCTACTCAACCTTTGCAGAGGAGACACATGGGAGACCGAAGAGACTACTACAAACAATGGCGTGCGGATAATCCAAAGCGCGTCAAAGAGTTGAACAAAACAAAGAATGATGTGCATAGAGAACGGTATGCTACTGACCCTGTGTTCGCGGCACATTGGAAAAGAACAGTAGCTCTGGGTCGTTATAA